ATGGCGAAACGAAAGTACAAGCGTCTGCATTACGAGGACAGGCAGACCATAGAGGCTATGAGTAAGCAGGGCAGCAGTGTAAGCGATATTGCAGAGGTGCTGGGAACACATAGGGACACAATTTATAGAGAGTTCAAACGCTGCAACGCCACACTGAAAACGTACACAGCGGCAGCAGGGCAGCAGGCATTATAAACCAGCAAAAACGAAAGAAAGGGAAAACATGAAAGCAGTAGATTTTAACAAATTACAAGTAGGGGATTTAATACAAGTACCACGTACACAGTTTGCGCCTATGCGCCGGGGCTGGAATGGCTGGTTATTCAGCGAGGCGGTAGTAATAAGAAAAGGCATAGGAAGAAAAAGTAAAAAGAATGTAGTTACGGTGGAAATGATGATACCGACAGAAAGAAACAACTACAAAACGGCTAAAGATACATTTTATGCAGATTGTGTTTTTGCGACACCAGCAATAAATAACGCAAAAAACATTTTGAAGAAATACGGAATAGTGGACGCAGAGGACTTTTACAAATTCATTGAGCGGGACGACGTAACGGGCTGCGATTGGATAAGGTTTTTAATAGAAAAAGGATTTTTATTTAATGAGTAGGCGGCAGCAGCCGCCACGAGTGCCGTTAGTTCAGTTGGTTAGAGCAGCCGCCTCATAAGCGGCAAGTCGTGGGTTCAAGTCCCACACGGCGCATTGTGTAGCAGGCATGGCGAGCCTGCAACAGAGGGCAGCAGGCGAATAGCTGCAATCTGGATACCGTGAAAAAATAGCGGCGGTCATACCAGCCAGAAAGTATGTAGACGTTTAACAGGTTTTCAGCGGCTTTTTAATGCGAAAAGCAGCCCACACGGTAAATAGAAACGCCAGAGCAGGAGAGCGGCACAAATGGAAAGACAGAGAGCGCCGCCGAAAGGAAGAGAGGCAAAGAATGGCAGCAGAGGCATTGATATTAGAGGACGCATACCAGAGAGGCTATACAGATGCTGTGGAAGATATGCGCAAAAAAAAGAGACAGCGGCAGCAGTGGGAACAGGAAAAGAAAGCCCGCCGCTGGTATTTCATTAAACAGAAAGCCTGCGGGCTTGCAATGCTTGCAATTACCGTGCTGGCAGTATGGGCGACAGAGGGCGACATAACAATAGCATTTATTACAGTACCGCTGGGGCTTACGTGCCTTATCAGTAAGGAAATGCTGATTATGAATGATTATTATTTTACGACAAAAGAGAGGAAAAAGAACCATGATACAGATTTTAGAATTGTTCGGCGGGATAGGTAGCCCGCGTTGCGCATTGCGCAATATCGGCATACCAGTAAAAGCCATTGATTATGTAGAGATAGACGAAAAGGCAGTACGTTCTTATAACGCAATGTTTGCGGACGAACTGCCATATAAAACGCAGAGCGTTGTAGGCTGGAATTTAAAACCAGATATTTTAATACACGGTAGCCCTTGCCAAGATTTTAGCATAGCAGGACACCAAGGAAAAGCGACGGCAGAGGCAGGACGGATAAACAGAGGCAAGGGAGCAGACAAAGGTAGCGGGACACGTTCAAGCCTTATGTGGGAAACAATTCATATTATAGAACAGATGGGAGAATGGAAACCAAAGTACGTAATATGGGAGAATGTCAAAAATGTATTAAGCCGCTATATGCGGGTAAATTTCAACTTGTATTTATCAGAAATGGAACGGCTGGGATATAGCAGCAATTTTGAAATACTGGACGCAAGAGAGTTTGGTTTACCGCAAGCAAGGGAAAGAGTTTTTACAGTATCTGTACTGGGAAAAGAAAAATTTTCTTTTGATGATTTGATAAAAACGCCCATGAAAGATATAAACGACTTTCTGCTACCAGATGCGCCGCCAGTGTATGACGTAACACAGCCAAGCGTTTTAGAGGCAATCGGAAAGAAAGGAATACGACGGGCAACGGTAATAGAGGATTGTGCTTTTACAATTACCGCAAGGCAGGACAGAACGCCAGCACAGGTAATAGACATGGGCGGCGGGCGCTACAGATACCTTACAGAGCGTGAGTGCTGGCGCTTGCAAGGCTATACAGATGCAGACTATGAGGCGGCGGCAGCAGTGCATAAAAGAGTAGGGCGTTACACAATGCCACTGTATAAGCAGGCAGGCAACAGCATACCAGTACCGATTTTTGAGAGTATGTTTAGAAAAATACTACTGGGAGAAACGGCAGAAAGTGAGGTATAAGCATGTATACATTCAAAAACGGAAAAAGCCAACATATAGGCGCAAATATCCAGAAAAGCATAAAAATTGATAAGGAAACGCAGGAGATTATAGAAAGCGTAAAAGGGCGTAGTTTTTCTGATAAGGTGCGCAATATGGCAGAGGAATATTTAAGGTTGAAAACAAAAGTATTACCTTAACACGTACAAAAGTATTACCTATTCAGGAATAAGTAATACTTTTTGCGACAGAAAAGAGAAGAAAGAGAGGCAATTTATGAGTGAGGTTTACATACGCAGCCAGAATAAAGAAAAGCTGTATAGACTGGGCGGTAATTACGCCTGCGTAGAGTATGGAGAGTACGAGGACATAAAGAAAAAGAGAGGCGGCGCAGAGGCAGACAAAAAGCGCCACGTAATTTGCATAAGTGACGGGTGTTTAGAGGAAATCGGAGAGTATGCCACAAAAGAGCGCTGCTTAGAGGTTCTGGACGAGATACAGAAAGCGTGCGTAAGCTATCTGTTTACGGCTGGCGGTGCAGCTATAGTAAGGGGCGGCATGGACGTACAGCCGTTTGCAGCAGTAATACCGAGGCTGTACGAAATGCCGGAGAAATAGGAGAGGCAGACAGTGACAGTAGAGGAATTTATAGGCACGCTGGAGAGTTCAGACCGCCTGCGCATTATCGAGGGAAAAGCAGAGGTTTACGTAGGGTATCTGGCAGCGTTCAAACCGTTTGCAGACCATGAGATAAGTGAGGAATACCGAAAATACAGAGAGCATGAGGTAAAGAAGTTTAGGGCAGTGCCGGAGATAACGCACAAACGCTGGAAAGAGCTGGGGCTTATGAAACCATTAGAGCCAGACCAGACAGCACAGTATAAGTTTAGTGATTTGCAGATGTCACTTTACTACACCATATACATACAGGAAAGGAAAGGACAGGAAGTATGACAAAGAAAAAGCCGGATTTTTTACGGGATTTAGATACTGCAATCATGGACGAGCTTACAGGTGGCGGTATCAAGGAAAATGCAGCGGGACTGGTAGGAACGCTTACACAGATTAAGGAAATTAAGCAGCTATGCGGGCTGCCGTTTTGTGGTTATATGGCAAAGCTGGAAACAGTAAGACCAAGCGGCGTGCCGGACGAGGTAACGGTAGTATTTGCAGAGGACGTACCATACAAGGCTTGCAACGGTATAGAATTTGACGTTATGCAGGAATTTGTAGAGGGCAGCAGGCTTTTACTGACAGGCAAGGCGCAGACACTTAAGGACTTCCAGAGCGGTAGACTGCTGGTATATATTCTGGCAGATTTTGTGGCGGTATCAGAAAAGGCAGTAGAGCAGGACGAGGTAGCAATAAGAGGCGTTATAGCGAATAAACCAACACACAGAGAAACGCCAAGAGGCAAGCGTATTACTGATATTACGGTAAAAGTAAGAAATGAGCTTACAGGCGGCAGCTGCTATTTACCGTGCATCTGCTGGCAGGAACAGGCAGACGAGGCGGCGCAGTGGCAGCAGGGCGACACTGTAGAGCTGCTGGGACGGTATCAGAGCCGCCAGTATGAAAAGGTACTTGATGCAGCCACAGGAGAAAGAGAACAGCGTACAGCTTATGAGGTATCGGTACGGCTGATTAGAAGAAAGGAAGAGACAGAAAATGAGCGTTGAACGCATTGGTAAGGGCTATGTAAAAATCTGCGTGAGTGAGGAAGAGTTAGAGAACAGCATAGCTGGGCTTAGTCAGCTAAAACCTATTTTGCAAACGCAAGTAATGAAAGGGAATGGAAGAAACACAAAGCAGGGGCTTACTGACGCAGCGGAGCTGGGAAAACATTTTGATACGGCGATAGATGCAATGACTATGCTTTTGGCTGGGTTTAAGGAAGAAAGCGAGGTACAGAATGAAGAGTAAAACAATTTTAGGAGCAGACGGCGCAACAAAAATGCGGCAGATTACAGTAGGGATACACGGAAAAGGTGGCGAGACAGGCATAAAGGCAATAATGCTGCTTACAGCTTTGATAAATGATTTAAAGCAGTGCAAGACACCGCAGGAAGTATACGACGGATATTTACAAATTACGGGGTACTGCAAATGCTGCGTGGATTGTGATTTTATTGAAGAAAAAGACGCAGACGAGCTGATGCATTTAGCGGCATATCTGGCAGGGAATGAACAGGCACGGACAGAGGCACAACAGAAAGCGGGTAATTAGGTATGAAAAAAGTTTATATATGCAGCCCATACAGGGCGAAAGACGGCGCAGAGCTGGACAGAAACATAGATTATGCGCAGCAGCTGACACGGCAGGCATTAGAGGCAGGCTTAGCACCCATTACGCCGCATTTATATATGACGCAGTGCATGGACGATAAAAAGCCGGAAGAGCGGGCAAGGGGCATGGCTGCTGGGCTTGCGCTGCTGAAAGGCTGCGATTTTGTTATTGCGGGCGTGAAATACGGCATAACAGAGGGAATGGACAGAGAAATACATACAGCAAATACGCTGGGAATTGTGGTTATAGATGCGAGCCAGATTAAAGCATATATGCGATATGAGGAAAAGCGGCAGGAGCGGGCAGCGAGCGACTACGCAAAGCTGCATGAGTGCAAGCATTGTTACGAGCGTAGATTATGTAGCCTTATGGGGTATGAGAACTGCTGTACCGCCAACACTTGCACAGCTGCATATAGACGGGCTTATGAGTATGCCTTAAGCCGCATAAGAGAGCGGCAGGAAACATGAAAAAATAAAAGCGCCTACGGTGGGGAAACACCATAGGCGCTAAGCTATACAGCTTTGAAATACTATAAAAATTATAAGCTATGTATGGCGCAAAGTCAAGAAATTTAACGGGCAGGCAGCCCGTTTTAACACTTGATAAAAGTATTAACGAACCGACAGAGAGGTAGATATATGCCATACGTAGAGAGGGTAACAAAAGCGGGAAATACGATAGAGATAGAGAGGTACTTTACCAGCAGATACAAAAAGAAAGGTATCAGCAGAGGGGATAAGGTAAAGCCAACAAAAGAAGAGCAGGAAAAAGTAAACACCAGACAGGCAGAGAGAAAGTTAAGGATACTCATAAATGCAAACTATGGCTATGGGGACTACCATTTAGTGCTTGACTATATCCGCAGGAAAGGAGAGCCGGACAGAACGCCGGAGCAGATGCGGCAGGACATAGACGTATTTTTGAGGGAGTGCAGAAAGGAGTACAGAAAAGCAGGGTTAGAGTTCAAATACATACACGTTATGGAGATAGGCAAGAAAGGTGCGAGGCATCACCACCTTGTAGTAAATAAAATTGACACAGAGATTTTACAGCGCTGCTGGTATAAGGCATACGAGGGGCATAACAGAGTAAAGGTATTCCCTCTGGACGACAGCGGCAACTATGCAGAACTGGCAAGCTATTTAATCAAGTACACAGGAACGCACAAAAAGGGTACTGACGGAGCATTACAGGGTAAGCGCTGGAATTGCAGCAAGAATTTAGTAAGACCAGAGCCAGAGTATCACATAATTTCAGACCGTGAGTATTTCAAGAAAGAGCCAAAGGCAATAAAGGGCTATTACGTGGACAAGAACAGCGTGAGCATGGGAGTACATAGCCCAGAGTATTACGGCTACGGGTATTTAAGATACACCTTAGTAAAAATAGCAGATAGGGGGGGCTGAAATGCAGATAATCAAGGGCATTGCCATTGCAGCAGTGTTGATAATAGCCGGACTGCTGGCGCTGATTGTGGCAGCATATCTGGTATTTAGAATTGCGGCGGCTATTTTTGAGCAGCAGGAGAGCTGGAAAGACAGCGGCAGCAGAAAGGGCAGAAAACATGATAGAAAAAATTAAATACTGGTTATTCCAGAAAGGCAAGGACTGTAAGCGCTGCTGCCTGCGGTGCAGACATTACGATATATGCCGCTGGGACGTACTGGGAAATGTGGGACTACAAAGCGAGAAAACAATAACGCTTTTGGCGATAGAGAACAGCAAGCCGCATAAGGACGGGCTGCTTTTCAGAATTTGCCAGTATGTAGAATTTAAGCAGAAAGCGAGGCGAGAAAATGAGAAACTTTAGACTGGACGACGAAAGCGGGCATCAAGAGGCATTATTTAGCTGGGCTGCATACAGAACAGGGCTTATGCCGGAACTGCAATATATGTATCACGTGCCAAACGGCGGCAAACGTGATAAAGCAACAGCAGCGGTGCTTAAGAGGCAGGGCGTAAAGGCTGGCGTGCCGGATATTATGCTACCAGCTGCAAGGGCTGGGTATCATGGGCTTTACATAGAGCTTAAGGCAGGCGAGAACACGACGACCAAGAAACAGAAAGAGTGGTTAGAGTATCTGCGGCAGCAGGGCTATTATACCGCCGTCTGCTACGGCTGGCAGCCAGCAGCGCAGCTGATAGAGCAGTATTTATTACATTCAGACGAGCTTATAAAAGAGCAGGAAACAGTAACCATGCGTTAGAGGCGACGCAGGAAAGAGAGGCAAAGAATGAAAACAATAAGCATTTTGAATTTAAAGGGCGGCGTAGCCAAGACCTTTACAGCGGCAAACATGGCGTATGAGCTTTACAGGCGAGGTTATAAGGTGCTGCTGATTGACAACGATAAGCAGGGAAACTTAAGCAAGGCGTACAGCAGATATGATGCAGAGAACGTAGCACCAGCCACAAGGCTACTGGCTGGGGATTGGGAAAACGCAGACGAGCTGATACAGCATACAGAGTATGAGGGTATCGACATTGTAACGGCGAATATGTCACTATTTGGGGCTACATGGAATTTAACCAAAGAGGACAGCGAAAACCAGATAGAGAGATACAAAGCGCTGGTAACAGCGAAAGTGCTGGGGTTCGGGTATGCAAAATTTGACTACATAGAAACAGAGCGGGCGTATGATTACTGCATCATTGATAACCCGCCGGATATTGGGCTTAATGTTGTAAATGCGCTGGCAATCACGGACGAGGTAATAGTACCCGTAAAGGTGGACGAGGACGCTTTAGAGGGGCTGGACATTGTGACAGAGCAGATAGAGGACGCAAAGGCATTTAACCCAGCATTAAAGCTGGCAGGCGTACTGATTACGTCATACCAGAACACAGACGGCGAGGCAGCAGGCGTAGAATGGCTGGAACAAAAGACAGATTTTAATATTTTGGGTATTATTCGGTATTCCAAGAAAGTAGCAGAAAATACTTTCATGCGTAAGCCGATTTATGAGTATAGCCCATGCTGCGGAGCGGCGCAGGGGTACAAGAAATTTGTAACAGCGTATACAGGGAAAGCGAGGTAGCAAGCGTGGCACATAAAGAGAGATTATGCGTTTACTGGCATTGCCGCAGGACTGGCGGTACGGAGTGCTGGAACTGGGGCAGTAAATTTGCAGGAAAGAAATGTCCGCAAAGCGACGCTTGCGAGCATTGGAGAACGTGCGAAATGTGCAACGGAGTAATGGGACAGTGCAAGAAAAAACAAAGGATTGTGAAAGCGAGGTAGAGAATATGGCAAAGTTTGGCATTAACGACATTCTGAACGCAAAGACGAAAGCAGCAGGGCAGCAGGCACAGACAGAGGGATACAAAGAGATTTATTTAAGCCCTTACGAGGTAAAGGCAGCGCAGGAGAATACGCACCAGAAATTAGAGAACATAGAAGAGCTGGCAGACAGCTTTTTACACGTAGGACAGGAACAGCCTACAGTATTGGCGAGAGTAAACGGGGAATACCGTATAATCGACGGACACAGACGTAATGCGGCAAATATTTTGAACTTAGAGCGGGGGCATAAGGAGTATGAGAAAGTGCTTTACCGCTTTATGGATATGAGCGAGGCAATGTATGAGCTGCGCTTATTGGCTGGCAACGGATTTACGCAGGAGCTTACAGCTTATGAAAAAACCAGATTAGTAGAGCGTACAAAAGCGGCGCTTATCAGAGCCAAGGAAGAGGACGGCTTAGAGATACAAGGCAAAATGCGTGATTTAGTGGCGGCTATGATAAACGAAAGCAGCACAAACGTAGCCAGAATGGACGCAATCAACAACAACGCAACGCCGGAGATTAAAGAGCAGCTGAAAGAGGGAAATTTAGGTATCACTGCTGCATACGAGGCAGCAAAGCTGGACGAGGACGAGCAGAAAGAAATAGCGAAAAAAGCAGCAGCGGGCAAAAATGTGAGGGCAAAGGAAATAGCGGAAAAGGTAGCAGAGAAAAAGGCAGGGGACGATTACGAAACACCGCACCCAGAAAGCATAACGTCTTTGTGCTATTCCTGCCAGAAATACAAGGACTGCAACGTAAAAACGGGAACGTGCCAGAAATGCGACCAGTACATAAACAAGGCAGAGGCTGAAAAGACGGACGAACAGCGGTACAGCGAAGAGCAGGACGCTATAGACCGCCAGACAAAGAGGAAATTGCAGGAGCGGGCAGACGCAGAAAAAATGGAGCATCTGCCAAGCGAGGGAAACACAGAGCATAAGCAGCATGAGATAAAAATAGTGGCATCTTATTACGAGGACGTAGTAAGCGGGAAAAAAGGCTTTGAGCTGCGGAAGAATGACAGAGGCTATAAACAGGGCGACAGCCTTAAAATGCTGGAATTTAAGGACGGTAAGCATACAGGGCGCACGATTGATGCAGATATTATTTATATGCTGGAAGATTATACAGGGCTTACAGAGGGCTACTGTATTCTGGGTATCAGAGTAACAGACTATACAGGTAAGGTGTCCGAAACGGACACAGAAAGCGGGGCAGAGCATGAATAGACGGCAGCGGAAAAAGAAGAAAGCACAGGTATTTACAATTATTCTGGGCTGTACGGCGTTTTGCAAGGCAGAGCAATACGAGAAGATGCGGAAAAGCGTAGAATATCAGTTACGAACAGGCAGCGTGGTTATGCTGCCTGCATACTTGCACGTAGAGGCAATTATAAAGCAGCGAGGCGGCAGAAATATTGAGATTAAGCAGGAAAACGGGGTAGTAAATGTTTGAGTATATGGACGGCATAGTAGATGCAGTGGAAGAAATTGCACAGGCAGCAGTAGACGTAGCAGTATTTGTGACGATATGCACAGCAAAAGCGGTGTTGATAATAACAGCGCCAGTATGGATATTGCCGTATGCGATATGGAGAAAGGAGCGTAAGCAGTGAAATACAGACAGTGGAAAAAGAACTATAAGAAAAAGCATGGAGTAAACCCGCCGTTAGAGCTGGACAAGCGAAAAAAGCGCAGGCTTGCAAGAAAAATGGCAAGACAGATAAATAAAACCTTACCAACAGCAGCAGAAACATTGGCGGCAGCTATTAACAGCTGGGCGCAGAGTATAAAGCCAGCACTGGCGACATTATGCGAGAACGTAGCAGCGGCGTTTAGCAATATGGCAGCAGGATTGAGAGAAGAAAGCGAGGCGGTAGAAAATGACTAATATTTTACTGGGAATTATAGCACTGGAATTGCTGGCGATATTTTCAAAGCTGGACAAGCTGGAAGAGAGGGGCAGAGAGAATGAATAATGTATCACTTACAGGGCGGCTTACAAGAGAGCCAGAGCTTAGATATGGCGGGCAGGACAATAGCACAGCTATTACCCGCTTTACGCTTGCGGTAGACGACGGGAAAGCTACCGTTTAATTAACAGAAAGCGAGGTACAGAACATGGAGCAGGAAGAAACAAAGACAACAGCGGCGGCAGGGGTAGAAATGCCGCCAGCGGCTGAAAGCTGGGTACAGCTGCACGAAAGCGAATTAACGGAGCTGATGCAGAAACAGGCAAAGGCTGCAATAACGGAACTGAAAAGACAGGAAAAGCAGGAACGGAAGAAAGAGAAATACCACAATACTTTTACACTTATGAAATGTTACCGTGATGCAGTTTTTCATATCGAGAACGCCATAAGCGACGGGCAGCAGTTAGAGCTTAAGGGAATGACGGACGAGCAGCAGCGTACATACTTAGAGAGTATCAGACGCACACGCTTTAAGACATTGATAATGACAGCACATATAGACAAGGCAGTAGAAGAGATAGAGCGTCGCAGAGAGGCAGCAGGCAGAGGCGTAGAGTACAAGGCTTTTGAAATGTATTTCATGCAGGGTATGGACTATGCGGAAATTGCAGAGGAACTGGACACAGGAAAGAACACACCGAGGCGCTGGGTAACAGGCATCATAAACGAGCTGTCAGTATTGTTATGGGGAATTGACGAAGAGAGAACAGCTGGCGTGGTAAAGTAATGGTAAAAACGTGGTGTTTACATGGGAAAACAAAAGAGATACAATGGTAGCATGAAATGAGTAGGCGATAGCTTAAGCCATGTGCGGCAGCAGTTGCCTACTCTTTTTCTATTCATTCTTTAGCCTCCACCCAGCGCATGAAACTTAGGGCGCTGGGGAATGAAGAAAGAGAGGGGACAGTATGAAAGCATGGGCTAAGAGTTTTTATTTATCAGCGGCATGGGAAAAAACCAGAGCCGCTTATTTAATGTCACAAGATTATATTTGTGAACGCTGCGGGCAGCCCGCAAAGATAGTGCATCATAAGCGCTGGCTTAACAGAGAGAACATAAACGACATAAGCGTTACGTTATGCTGGGATAACTTAGAGGCGTTGTGCCAAGACTGCCACAACAAGGAACACCACAAACAGGAGAGACATAAGCGGTATCGGTTCGACGAGAATGGCGGCATACTCCCCCCATATCAGAAAAATAATTAAAGGGGGCGAATACCGAGGGGGATACCCTAAAATTACCCTACGGGCGTGCGCACGGGTGGTGTAGGGGGTGTGGTGCGGCGCAGGAATGGAAAGCGGGGTAAAGGAATGGCAACAAAGAAAGAGAAAACCAAAGAACAGAGGATAAAGACAGAAAAGACCAGACTTAAAGGAATTTTTAAGGACTTAGACGAAAACAAAAGAAAATTAGTAACGCCGCTGATAGAAAAGGCTGCATTTATGAGCGTTGAGCTGGACGACTTGCAGGCGACACTTGAAAAAGACGGCTGGACGAGTGAATACCAGAACGGGCAGAACCAGTGGGGAACAAAGAAAAGCCCAGAGGCAGAAACATACATAGCGCTTAGTAAGAACTATGCAGCAGTAATAAAGCAGCTGACGGAATTAGTACCAGCTGCAAAACGAAAGACAAGCAAGCTGGCAGCCTTGCGGGAAGAGTAAGCAGGATTGCCGCCATATCGAAATTATATCTATGAGTACCACGCAAAGATTACAAGCGGCGAAATCATAGCGGGAAAATGGATAAAAAAGATATACGAAATCATTATAAACGGGCTGCAAAAGCAAGAGTATTTTTTTAATGCAAAGGCAGCAAACAAGGCTATAAAATTCATAGAGAATTTTTGCCACCACAGCAAAGGGCGTAATGATTTAATCAAATTGGAACTATGGCAAAAAGCCATAGTTTCTGTTATTTTTGGCATACAAGACGCAGAAAAAATACGTGTTTTCCGTGAAATTTTTATTGTTATTGGCAGAAAAAACGGAAAAAGTTTATTTGCATCTGCGATTATTGCATATATGGCATATTTAGAGCCAGAGTACGGGCAAGAGATATATTGCTTAGCACCAAAATTAGACCAAGCCGCATTAGTGTATGACGGATTTTATCAAATGGTACAGGCAGAGGACGAATTAGCAGAGCTGGCAAAGAAAAGGCGCAGCGATATTTATATTGCAGAGAGCAACACGGTAATAAAACCGATTGCTTTTAACGCTAAGAAGTCCGACGGATTTAACCCGCAGCTTGTAGTATGCGACGAAATGGCAGCATGGAGCGGAGACGCTGGACTTAAGCAGTACGAGGTTATGAAATCTGCTTTAGGCGCACGTACTCAACCAATGATATTAAGCATAAGCACTGCGGGATATATCAACGACAGTATTTATGATGAACTGATGAAACGTAGCACAAGTTTCTTGAAAGGAAACAGCAAAGAGCGCAGGCTATTACCATTCCTTTACATGATTGATGATATAGAGAAGTGGAACGACATAGACGAGCTTAAAAAGGCTAACCCTAACATGGGTGTATCTGTAAAAGAGAGCTTTTTTATAGACGAAATAGCCGTAGCAGAGGGCAGCTTAAGCAAAAAAGCAGAGTTCCTTACAAAGTATTGCAATATCAAACAGAACAGCTCTATTGCATGGCTGGAATATCAGACAGTAGAGAGCGCAGGCGTAGAAAAGACCTTAGAGGACTTTAGGGACTGCTACGCAGTGGGCGGCATTGATTTAAGCCAGACAACAGACTTGACGGCGGCAAGCGTGGTTATTCAGAAAGACGGCATACTGTATGCGTTTACACAGTTCTTTATGCCACGGGGCAGGCTGGAATATTTGCAGGCTACGGACGGTGTGCCGTATGACATTTTTGTAAAAAAAGGACTGATAACACTAAGCGGCGAGAACTACGTAGACTATCACGACGTTTACGGCTGGTTTACTATGCTGCTGGAAGATTACGGCATACGACCTCTAAAAATTGGATACGACAGATACAGCGCCCAGTATCTTATTACCGATATGGCAAATTACGGTTTTCACATGGACGACGTTTACCAAGGCGAAAACCTTACACCAGTTATACGGGAATTTGAGGGCATCATAAAAGACGGCGATTTTAAGATTGCCGACAACAATTTACTAAAGACACATTTCTTGAATGTTGCGCTTAAGCACAACATGGAAACAAGAAAATTCAGACCTATAAAGATTGAGCAGCGGGCGCATATCGACGGCTTTGTATCTGTCATAGATGCAATGACCGTGCGGCAGAAATACTGGGAAGAGTGCGGCGAGCTGCTTAAAAATGCCGCATAGAAAGGAGCGTAAACGGCATGAAATTTTTAGATTACCTTTTTCATGGTAAAGAGCTGCGATATATCGACAGCTATTTTAAAATGCTGAACGGATACAGCCCGACGTTTACCAGCTACAACGGCGGCGTATATGAAATGGACTTAACCAGAACAGCAGTAAATAGTTTTGCTACGCATTGCAGCAAATTAAAGCCAGAGATTGAGGGCAGCGCCCTTAAGTCGCTGGAAAAGACACTACAGCATAAGCCTAACTATTTCATGGATACAACAAAATTTATTAAACGTCTGGCAACGTATGTAGCGGTGGAACACACCGCTTTTATTATACCTATCGACGACGAATACGGACGGCTTTGCGGCTGGTATCCGTTGAGAGCGCAGCGTTGCGAGGTAGTAGAGGCAGCAGGGCAGGTATATTTACGTTATCTTTTTGCGAATGGAGAGCATGGAGCGATAGAGTTTGAGCGTGTAGGCATTATGACAGATTTTGAATACACAGACGACCTTTTCGGAGAAGATAACAGGACGCTTAAGCCGACAATGCAGCTGATACATACGCAAAATGAGGGAATTATAAACGCTGTAAAAAATTCTGCAAATATTCGTTTTCTGGCAAAGGTAGCAAATATGTTAAAACCAGAGGACATAAAGAAAGAGCGGCAGCGTTTTACAGAGGATAACTTAAGCGCAGACAATGACAGCGGCATGATTATTTATGATAACAAGTTTAGTGAACTGAAACAGGTAGAAAGCAAGCCGTATACACCAAACGCATTGCAGATGCAGCATATACAGGAAAATGTATGTACGCATTTTGGTACAAATATGGATATTCTGCAAAATAAGTTTGATGAAAATACGTGGAACGCTTACTACGAGGGAAAAATAGAACCGTTTGCAATACAGTTATCGCTTGTTATGACAAATATGAGCTTTACCGAAAGAGAAAGAGCCTGCGGTAACGCTATTTTCTTTTCTGCAAACCGTCTGCAATATGCCAGCAATGCAACAAAGCTAAGCGTAAGCACGCAGCTTTTCGACCGTGCGCTACTGAACAGAAACGGCGTAATGGATATTTGGAATATGGCGCACGTAGAGGACGGGGAAAAGTATTATATCCGCAAGGAGTATACAGAGGTAAGCGAACTGCAAAAGAGCAATGAAAAACCGCAGATAATCATACAGCAAACGCCAGCAGCGACAGGACAAGCGACAGAGCCGCAGCAGACACCGCCAGCGGCAGCAGGAGAGCCGACAGGCGAGCTGAAAGAGAAAGAGGGTGTAAATAATGCCGATTAAGAAAGAACGGGAATATAGGGCGCTGGCTGCGCCATTAACTGCACAGGCAGCAACAAAACTGATACAGACAGAGTATTACGTAGAGGGCTATGCAACTACGTTTGATACACCGTACTTATTATATGAATTTGAGGACGGTACAAAGATTTACGAAAGAATAGACGCACACGCACTGGACGGCGCAGATATGAGCGACGTTATCATGCAGTACGACCATGAGGGCAGGGTATTTGCCAGACAATCTAATAAGACGCTGATTTTACAGCCAGATTACAAAGGGCTTAAGGTGGCAGCTGATTTGGGTAAGACAGATTTAGCCCGTGGGTTGTACCAAGACATAGACGCAGGCATGATAAATAAAATGTCGTGGGCGTTTACGGTAGCAAAGGAAAGCTACGACAGGGAAACACACACACGAAATATTTTGAGAATTAAAAAGGTTTATGATGTATCAGCCGTGAGTATTCCAGCAAACGGAGATACTGAAATAAGCGCCCGTGCTTTTGCGAATAGGAGATATGAGCAGGAGCGGCAGGAGTTGCTTAAAAGACGGGCAGCAATACTAAAGATTAGAGCGAGCTTATAAAAAACAAAGACAAGAAAGGAAACATAACCATGAGATTAAAAGAAATCGAGGAAAGATTAGCAGCAATTAAAAACGAGCTTACCACAAGAGCAGCGGAGCTGAAAGAGGAAGAAATTACAGCGTTGGAAAATGAGGTAACGGCTTTACAGGAAGAGAGAGCAGCAATTAAGGCGGCGGCAGAAAAGCGTAGCGCATTGCTTGCAAGAATTGCAGCAGGAGAAAACGTAGGAGACGGCGAGGGCGACGGCAGCGGACAGCAGAGAGTGCTTAGAAATTTTAAGGGAGCAGCTGGCGAGGGAGACAACGACGACAAATACGGCAGCATGGAATACCGCAAAGCATTTATGAAATACGTATGCAGAGGCGAGGCACTGCCGAAAGAGTACAGACAGAGCGAAGTAAGCAAGAGTACAGACGTAGGCGCAGTAATTCCTACGACAGTGCTTAACCAGATTGTAGAAAAGCTGGAAAGCACAGGTATGATTTTGGCACTTGTAACCAGAACAGCATACAAAGGCGGCGTATCTATTCCCGTATCCACTGTAAAGCCTACTGCAACATGGGTAAATGAGGGAGCAGGCAGCGACAAGCAGAAAAAGAATATTGCAAAAGACGGCATGATTACTTTTGCATACCATAAGCTGCGCTGCGCAGTAGCTGTATCGCTGGAAGTAGATACAATGGCAATCAGCGCTTTTGAGACACTGCTTATTAACAATATCGTTGAGGCAATGACAAAGGCACTGGAACAGGCGATTATTGACGGAAACGGAACAGGAAAGCCGAAAGGAATTTTAGCAGAGACACCAGCAGACGGGCAGACAATCGAAAGCGCCGCACCGTCTTACGCAGATTTGATTAAGGCAGAGGGTGCATTACCTATGGCTTATGAAAATGGCGCTGTATGGTGCATGAGCAAAAAAACCTTTATGGAATACGTAGGCATGACAGACAAGAACGGGCAGCCTATCGCAAAAGTGAACTACGGAACATCTGGAAAGCCCGAAAGAACGCTTTTAGGTAGAACCGTTGTACTTTGTGATTATGTAGCAAGCTACAGCGCAGCACTTGCGAAAGATACAATTTTTGCGTTCCTTTTCAATTTCAAGGACTACGTGCTTAATACCAACTACTCTATGGGAGTAAAGAAGTATGAGGACAACGACACAGACGACCAGATTACAAAGGGCATTATGCTTGTAGACGGCAAGGTAGTAGACAAAAACAGCCTTGTAGTTGTAAAGAAAATCGAGGCAGTGTAATTAACAAGGCAGCTGGTGTATAAGCACTGGCTGCCAGAAAGCGAGGTAGACCATGAAAGGGCATTTAGACGCTAAAGAGCTGGAAAGCTACAAGAAAGAAGATTTGCAGGAACTGGCAAAGCAGCTGGGAGTAGATGCAGAGGGAACAAAAAAAGAAATTGCCGCACGCTGCGCAGCAGTCGAGGTAGAGATACCAGACGACAGCGAACTTACAGAAGAGGAAAAGAAAGCAGCGGAAGAGGCGGCGGCAGAGGCAGCAGCCAAAGCCGAGGAAGAAAAGAAAACAGCAGGACTGGTAAAAGTGAGAGTAAAGAACCGTTTTCTTGATAAGGAATTGAACCAGATTAAGGATACAGGAGATACTTACACAGTAACCAGAGAACGTGCAGCAGTTCTGGTAAATGCAGGAGTAGCGGAAGAAACAGAGTAAGAAAGAGGGTGCAGGCTATGGCAGCAACTGCCACAACATTAACCGAAAAGATGCGGGCGGCGCTGCGTATCAGCAGCACAAGCGAAAAAATCACGGAAGAAATAAACGACTGCATAGCCGCCTGCAAAATGGATTTGCAGGACGTAGGCGTAAAGAAACTGGAAGAAACAGACGCACTGATTATTAGAGCCATTACGCTATACTGCAAGGCAGAATTTGGATACTCTGATAAATCAGAGCAATTCTGGAAATCTTACGAGTGTCTTAAAATGCACTTAAGCCTATCCAGTGAATACACAGGCGGCGTTACGCCAGATACTGCGGACGACGAAGTAGGAGAGCAGGATATTAAGGATTTGTTTGGATAGGAGAAATAAGAGCAATGGCAATTAAGAGAGTTACATACGATACCCTTAAATTTCTGGTAGCGGAAATTAAAGAACGCTATGCAGAAAAAGACGACATAGGGGCGCTGGGGGGGCTTGATAAGGTAGCTGTAGAAAATCTTACAGAGGATTTGAAAAGCCTTATAAACGGGAAAGCAGACGCAGCTACAACGCTTGCAGGCTATGGAATTAAAGACGGAATGACCGCAACAGAGGTAGCCGCCGCTATTTCCACAGCGATTGCAGGGACAGACCACTTAAGCCGTGTAATGGTAGACAGCACGGGAGACATTGATACAGTAGCGGACGACGCAGAAAAGAAAATTTACATGGTAAAAAATGCCAGTGGAGAGGCAGGAAACCTTTACAGCGAATACATGGTAATTAACGGTAAACTGGAAAAGGTGGGAGACTGGAAAGTAGACTTAAGCAGTTATGCAAAGACTACGGAAGTAACGGCAGCCATTGCAAATGCACTGACAACATACGCAAAGACCGCAGACGTAACAAAAGCAATCAACGAGGCAGTAGCGGGACTTATCCAGCTGGACGATTTAAGCGTAACAGTTACGGGCGCAGGCAATGTGATTACAGGGCTTGCGTATGATAACAAAACAGGCAAATTTACAGCTACAAAAGGAATAACGGCACTGACAGCAGCAGACCTTACAGAAATTACGCAGCAGGAAATAAAAGCCTTGTTTGCATAAGTGAGGTACTGGCATGAGGTGGTTTAGCTTTACCAGCTTAAAGGCATTGGTACAAGAAATGAAAGCCAGAGAAAACAGCAATATGCAGGCTGTAAATAATACGTTTTCAGAAGTTTACGAAAACATGGAAACACTGGACGGGCGCATAGATGCCTTAGAGCATAAAACAGATGCTGCATATCTGGGTAACTGCTATTGCGGTAGCGTTTATTTGGGCTATGTGTCCGAAACGGACACCTAAAAGAGAGGTAAGGTATGGACTGGATAGACGAAATAACGCTGATAAGCGAGGTAAGCGAAAAAGACAGAGTAAACAAAAACGGATTTGCGACAAAGCCGAAAGAAAGCACCCGTACTGTATTTTGTAATAAAAAATCAGTGGGGTATAGCGAGTATTTCAAGAGCCAGCAGACAGGAAAGCTGGTAGAGGCAAAGTACGAGGTACACAAGGCAGATTATGGCGGCGAGGACGTAGTAGAAGTAAACGGGCGGCGCTATTTTGTACTTAAGACCTACGATACAGGGACAGACACCATAGAGCTTACGCTTACAGATTTACGCCACAGAAACGAGGTGTAAGCATGGGAGAATTTAATACAGTCGGGCTGGAAGATATTATAGACGCTTTCGGCAGGAGAGAAACCGCCACGGTTGAGGCAGTACCGAAAATGCTTAAGGCTGGCGCAGATGTGCTGATAGAGGCACAGAAAGCAGAGGCACAGGCAATGGGACTGAACGAAACGGGCGGTTTTATCAATTCCATAAAAGCTACGGACGTAAAGGGCGACGATACGGAGAAATACGTAGAGATATACCCGCAGGGACGGGCAGGGCATGGAAACGACAGGAAAGGCGATAAAAGCAAAGTGCGCTATGCAACAATCGGCTTTGTGGCAGAATACGGGACAAGCAGCCAGCAGGCACGCCCGTATATGACAACGGCAAACGCCAAGGCGCACGAAAAGGTAGTAGAGGCGCAGCACAGTATATGGGAGAGTGAAACGGGCAAATGAGCATACAGGAGATTTTAGAAAGCGCAGGGCTGCCAGCCCAGAGGGGCGTATACACTGGACGGGATAAGCCGGACGCATACTATACGTTTCTGCGGCTGCTGGGTACGTCTGCGGTAAATGCAGACGACGAAGAGAAAGAGCGCAGGGAAATGTATAGAGTTACGCTTTTCCATAAGGGCGATTTTGAGGCGCAGCTTGATAAGACAAAAGAGGTATTGATAGCAGCAGGCGTTTATATCAACAGCATAGATGCAGAAAGCTACGAAACAGAAACGGGGTACTGGTTAGTGCCTATCACAGTCGAGATTTTGAAAGAGGAGTGATTAAACAATGACACTGGGACTGAAAGATTTATATTATGCCGTATGCACAGAGGCAGACGGCGTAGAAAGCTACGGAGCGCCTAAGAAAATGGCAGAGGCAATGACAGCCGATTTATCCGTAAAGACCGCAGACGGCAGTTTATATGCAGACGATACGTTAAGCGAGAGCGTCACGGAGTTTGCAAGCGGCACGCTTAAGCTGGGAATTAAAGACCTTACGCCGGAAGTGCTGGCAGAGCTGCTGGGGCAGGAAGTGGACGAGAACAGCGTAGTATGGGCTGGAAAAGAGGACGAGCCGCCGTATGTTGCGGTAGGGTTCAGAGCAAAGAAAACGGGCGGCAAATACCGCTATGTATGGCTGCTTAAAGCAAAATTCAAAGTACCGTCTGAAAAGTATGAAACTAAGGGCGAGAGCATCAAGTTTAATACGCCGGACATTGAGGCAGATTTTACAGCCAGAAAGAAAGATAACCGCTGGAAAGCAGACTTTGTGGGAACAGAGGACAGTAAGGCGGCTAAGACATGGTTTACAGCCGTACCCGAACCGGCAGCGGCAATGAAGGAAGTATAAGAGAAAGGAGAGAGGCGCAGCGCAGGCTGCGCCTTAATTTATAGCATGAGCGCAATTAAAGACGGACGTATGCCCGTAGAACTGAACGGCAAGACCTATTATTTACTGTTTTCCCTTAATGCACTGGACGAGATGCAGGACAGATTTGGGGGATATGACAAGCTGGACAAGGCTTTTGACCAGAGTAACCCGACCATGATTAAAGATTTACGCTGGTTGCTTACCCTCATTATCAACGAGGGCATGGAAGAGGGAGAAACACCGCTTACAGAGCAGCAGGTAGGTAAGTTAATTCATATCGGCAATCTGCCGCAGATTAAAGACGCTATTTTCTCTGCTTTTGTATATTCCACAAACGGCGGGGAAGAGAAAGAGGCAGCAGACGGAGAGGCAGACACAACAGAAGAGGGAAACAGAGTAGCCGTGCAGGACGAATAGACACCGCACGGCTGCTTTATATAGCAATGGCTATGCTGCATTACACGGAAAGCGAGGCGTGGAAAAAGACACCTTACCAGATTATTAAGCTATTCGGCTATCACAAGGAGTATAACCCGCACATTTTCGGGCAGGAAAGCAGCAGCGCACCAGCACAGGCAGCAGAGGGCATGGACGACATAGACATAGCGTTAGGGGGCTTGTAAATCATGGCTGATAAAACAGACAATATTAAAACCAAACTTAGTTTTGACGGCGAGGCACAGTATAAAGCAGCCTGCAAAGAGATTAACAGCACCCTTAAGCTGCTTAACTCTGAAATGAAACTTGTAACGGCAGAGTATAAGAGCAATGCGAGCAGTGCAGAGGCGCTGAAAGCCAAGCAGGAAGTATTACGCAAAACTTACGACGAACAAAAGAAAAAGGTAGAGGAAACAGAAAAAGCCCTTGCAAAGTGCAAAGAGGCTACAGGAGAGAACAGCGAGGCAAGTAAAAAGCTGGAAACGCAGCTTAATTACCAGAAAACAGCCCTTGCGAATACAGAAACAGAGTTAGGAAAGACCACTACAGAGCTGGACAAGGCAGAAAAAGCCGCAGACGGAATGGGAAACGAGGTAGAGGACAGCGGCAAACAGGCGAAAGAGGCAACAAGCAAATTCAGTGGCTTTACAGAGGTTGTAAAAAAGGTTGCAACAGCAACGGCAGCAGCGGTGGCGGCAATCGGCACGGCAGCCGTAGCAGCAGGCAAGGCACTTTATGATATGGCGAGTGATACGGCATCTGCGGGCGACAAGATAGACAAGGAAAGCCAGAAAATGCAGATAAGCGCAAGCCTATACCAGCAGTTAAGCTATGCCTGCGAGAGAAGCGGCAGCAGCGTAAGCGACTTAACAAAAGGCGTTAAGAACATTACTACAGAGCTGGGGAAAACAGCAGAGGGAGCGAAAGGCGCAGGGGCAAGTTTTGAGGCTATCGGCGTATCGCTGAAAAATACAGACGGAAGTATAAAAAGCACGGAGCAGGTGCTTTTAGAGAGCATAGACGCACTGGCGGGCATGGAAGATGAAACACAGCGAAATGCAGCCGCACAGGATATTTTTGGAAAGAGCGCAGCCGAGCTTTTACCGTTGCTTAATTCTGGCGCAGACGGAATTAAGCAGCTTATGGACGAAACAGAAGAATACGGCATGATAATGTCGGACGAGGCAGTAGCAGCAAGCGCAGCGTTTGAGGACAGTTTAAGCCGCCTGCAATGGACATTTAGCGGCGTAAAGAACAGTATCACTGGCGAAATGCTGCCGTCTATCACAATGATTATGGACGGGCTAAGCGACCTTATGGCGGGGCAGGACGACGCAGGCGAGAAGATAAAGCAGGGCGTTACTGGAATAATCAGCAATATTTCACAAATGATACCGCAGATATTGGAAGTGATAACGAATATAGCAGGGGCAGTGCTGGAAAGCGCACCCTCTATTATGCAGGCATTGGCGCAGGGAATTATAACGGCGCTGCCTACGTTATTGCCGACCATAACAAACGTAGTAACCAGCATTGCAACTATGCTGATACAGCTACTGCCGCAGATTTTAGAGGCGGGTATGCAGATACTCATAAGCCTTGCGCAAGGTATCGCACAGGCGCTGCCTACATTGCTGCCGACAATCGTAACGGTGGTTACGAACATTGTAACCATGCTGATAGAAAATATACCGCTGCTGATTACAGCAGCCTTACAGCTTATTACAGGGCTGGCGCAGGGACTGGTAGCAGCGTTGCCCGTACTGATTGAGGCGCTGCCGGAAATCATAACGGCTATCATAAATGCGTTGATTGAGGGTATACCGCTTATTATCGAAAGTGCGGGCGATATTATAGTTGCGCTGATTGACGGCATCATAGATGCAATACCGCTTTTAATCGCAGCTATGCCGCAGATTATTGCAGCCATTGTAACAGGACTGATTACGGGGCTGCCTAAGATTTTGACGGCAGCAGGCAAGCTGGTAACAACAATCATAAACAAGATAAAAGAGCTGCCTACTCTGATACCGCAGGCAATCGCTGCGGGCGTTGAGAAAATAGCAGAGTGGGGCGCAAATATGCAGGAAAAAGGCGACACGGTTATAACAGATTTTGTAACGAAAGTTATAGATATTGTTAAGGAGCTGCCGCAGAAAATCTGGAACAGTATAGTAAGCGCAGTTACCAGAGTGGCTACATGGGGCGCAAATATGCAGACCAAAGCCAAAGAAGTAATGAACACAATGCTTATGAACATTGTAACGATTGTGAAAGAAACGCCTGCTAAAATCTGGAACAGCATAGTAGGAGCAGTTACCAGAGTGGCTACATGGGGCGCAAATATGCTTACGAAAGCCAAAGAGGTAATGAACACAATGGTAACAGGCATTGTTACTATCGTGAAAGAAGTACCGCAGAAAATCTGGAACAGCATAGTAGGAGCAGTTACCAGAGTGGCTACGTGGGGTACAAATATGCTTACGAAAGCCAAAGAGGTAATGAATACAATGGTAACAGGCATTGTTACTATCGTAAAGGAAATACCAGAGAAGATATACAACAGCATTTCTGGCGCAATTTCCAAAGTGGCTACATGGGGTACAGAAGTAAAGAACAAAGCCGTAGAGGGCATGAAAAATGTAATTACTGGCATAACCGACGTATTTAAGGATATTGGCAGTACGTTTGCTGGGTTCGGTAAGAACATGGTAGAGGGCATCTGGAACGGCATACATGGAGCTACGCAGTGGATAAAGGACAAAATAAGCGGCTGGGTAGGTAATGTTACCGACTTCCTTAAGGGATTATTTGGAATTAACAGCCCGTCTAAGCTGATGCGTGACGAAATCGGCGTATATCTGGCGCAGGGTATCGGCGTTGGCTTTTCTGATGAAATCGGCGGCGTTAAGAAAATGATTGAGGACAGCGTACCGCAGGAGTTCGACGTAGGCGCAAAGGTAAACGTAGGCAAAGAGCTTACAGACGATTACGACGACAAAAAGCCAAAGCCGAGAGGTGGCGGCAGTGCAGCAGGCGGCGTAGTTGTCAATCAGTATATTTATGCGAATACTACGGACTACGCAAAGCAGCAGAAAGAGGCAGCCCGACAGTTCAGAATGATAGCAAGGACGGTGTAACGCATGGAAAATGAAAAACTGACTTACATAAATTCAAGGGGCGAGCGGTTAGAGCTGGGAGTAGACAGCGTATACCATTGCAACATAAGTAAAGACGTAGAGGGCATTTCCGGCGTTACGAGCGTCATTTACAGCACAAACAGTATGGGACAGCACGGCGACACCTACGTAGGGCAGCGTATCGAGGCAAGGGACATAGACGTAGTGGGGCATATCAACACACGGGATAAGGCGCAGGCATTGGAACTGCGCCGCCGTATGCTTAAGATATTTAACCCAGAGCTTAGCGCTACGCTGGTGTATGAGTACGGCGGCTTTAAGCGTGTGATTGATTGCAGGGCGTATGGAGAGCCTAAGATACTAAAGAAAGAGGTACTTTATGAGTTTGATTTACAGATAGAGTGCCTTAACCCGTTCTGGCGGGAGGAGGAAGAAACAAAGGAAGATATAGCAAGCTGGGTGGCTGCGTGGCATTTCCCTTGCGTTATCGAAAAGGACAGCACAAAGAGCATGATATACGGATACCGAGCGGAAAGCGTAATAGTGGACTGCTACAACGAGGGCGACGTATCCACAGGAATGAGGATAAGGTTTACAGCACTGGGGACAGTTTCAAACCCGATACTGCTTAATGTGGATACAGAGGAATTTATACAGATTAACGCCACTATGAAAACGGGCGACGTGATAGAGATTAACACGAAGTACGGCAGCAAGGGCGCTAAGCTGATAAGGGACGGCGTAGAAACCGACTATTTCCGCTACATTGATGTAGACAGTACATTTATGCAGCTTGCCATAGGCGACAATATGTTTAGGTATGATGCAGCCAGCGGCGTAAATTCTCTGGAAGTATCCATATTCTACAGCAAGGAATTTTTAGGAGTGTGACGGTATGGAGCTTAGAGTATTCGACAAGACAGTACAGCCGCTGGGAGCTATAGACGAGCTGGCAAGCCTGCTATGGCATACAAAGTATTTTGACGTAGGAACTTTTAGCCTGCTTGCGCCGATTACGGACAATAACAGCCGTTTGCTGGTAGAGGGTAACTTAATAACCAAGCACGACGGAAAAAAGGAAGTAAAGACCGCTGACGGCGGCGTATGGCGCAGGGCAGCGCAGATAACCTACGTACACATTACCAAAGACGAGAACGGCTTAGAGCAGTTAGAGGCACAAGGCTATATGCTTAGCTGGTGGCTTAATAAGCGCTGCATTTATCCGCAGATTGTGGCGACAGGTACAAACCAGTATCTTATAAACCTTATGGTAAAGAACAACTGCGGCAGCGCAGCAGGAACAAAGCGGCGTTTTCCATTGCTTACATTTCTGGCGCAGGAAACCATAGACGGCGTGGCGGTTGAATATGCAAACGAGGTATACGCACAACTGGGGCAGGAAGTAAAGGCAAGGGCGCAGGCTGGAAAGCTGGGCTATGACATTCTGCTTAACGAAAGAGAGAGACTGTTTGGCTTTTATCTGTATAAGGGCAATGACCTTACAGCCACAAATACCGAGGGTAACACACCCTGCATATTTTCAAGAGATTTTGATAATGTCAACGAGCAGGAATATACAGCCAGTATAGAGAACTGCGGCAACTTTATTTATGTGCAGGGAGCAGCTGACGACGACGGCAGCCAGCCAGTAACCACAGTGGACGGCGAGGGCGCAACGGGGCTGGATTTAGTAGAGGTATTCTGCGACGCTACGGACATTGCCAGAAAGTACCAGCAGGGGGAAACAGAGGTAACAATACCGCTGAATACCTATATTGCAATGCTGAAAACGAGAGGCAGCGCAGAACTGGAAAACTACGGCAAGAACATAAATTTTGTAAGTACCATAAATACAAATTCAAACTTAAAATTTAAGGCTGATTTTGATTTAGGCGACCGTATTACTTGCAAAGAAACAAAGTGGGGCATACAGATAGATGCACGCATTACAGAAGTAGCAGAAACATACCAGAAAGGCGAGGAAACCATAGAGGCGACTTTTGGCGACAGCCTGCCGACACTGGTAGACCAGATTAGGAAAGTGAGGTAGCAGAAATGGCAAACAGCTTACCGTTTAATGCCGTGGCAGTAGACGGAGAGTACGACAGGGTATATAAAGCCGAGGATTGGGCGTGGTACTTTGCTACTTTCATTGCAAACGGCATTTTTCCAAAGCCAAGCGACGGGCTACAGGTGGTAGCTTACAGCGGCATGGAAATAAGAGTAAATGCAGGCTATGCCTTTATAAACGGCTACGCCTTTAGAAATCCTGCAACGCTTAGCGTAACACTGGATACGGCAGAGGGAGCGCTTAACAGGGTGGACAGGGTAGTAGTTCGCTGGGATTTGCCGCAAAGAGATATGTATATTGCGGTGCTGAAAGGCACACCGTCTGCAAAGCCGACAGCAACGGCAGTAACACGCACTACGGAAATATGGGAGCTTGCGCTTGCAGATATTTACGTAGGCAAGGGCGTAACAAGGATACAGACGCAGAACATCACAGACCAGCGGTTTAATAGCGCAGTCTGCGGCATTGTAACAGGAACGGTGGAAGAGATAGACGCAAGCGTGCTTACAAAGCAGTTTACGGACTTTTTCAACACCTACAGCGCAGCCGTGCTGGACGAGTTCAGCGCATATAAGCAGAGTATGGAAAAGTACCTTACAGAGATTGCGGGCGTATATGACAGCTACGTAAGCAAGACAGAGGGCTTATTTGCACAGTATGAGAGCCAGTTTAACGAAAGATACAGCAGTTTTGAAAGCACGCTTGACAACTGGGACAAGGAACTTTTAAGCGCCTATACAGAATTTATGGCAAAAATTAAGTTATTCCAGTCGGACGCTGAAAACGAATTTAACACATGGTTTGAGAGTATCAAGGACAAGCTGGGCGAGGACATAGCAGGCAGCCTGCAACTGCAAATTGAAGAGCTGGCAGCAGCCATGCAGGAAGTGAAAAAGCAGGCAGAGGCAGGCACGAAAGAAACAAAAGAGGCAATAGCAGCGCTGGACGAGCGACTTAAGAGAGTAGAAAGCGGCTGGGGCATTGACTATAAGCATGATGCTGTACTGGGATTGTGTTACATGGGTGCAGCATACATGAGCCAGCATTACGAAAGAACAGTAGAAACGGCAGTGTTAGGGGCTACCTACGTGGGTAATTCCTATCTTGCAAATACATTTTAGAAAGGCGGCAGACCATGAAAGGATTTCCTAAAGTATTAAAGACAAAAGAGGATTATTACAACTGCCTTGCTATGGTAGCAAGCGGAGAACTGGCGGCAGCAGATTTGCTGGCGAAAATCGAGAGCGCAGAGAACCAGCGTTATATTGAGTGTGGCGTAGCAGCTGTAGAGGAAGAGAAAAAGGCGGTTACGGTATATTACTGCGACGAGGCAGCGGTAGGTATGAAATTTGTAGCGGGCGACGTATCCGGCACGGTGCAGGGAGTAACACATATCCAGACCGACGAGGCAGCGGCAACAGGAGAGGCAGGAAACGACAGAACAGCCCTTACACTTTCCAAAGCGGTAAAAGCGGGCTGCAAGGTAATTGCGCTGGAACGCACAGACACCGTGGCAGGAATGACAACAGACGACATTGCAGCACTGAAAGGAGTATTAAAGCAGTATGAGTAGATTATTAGTGGACGACGTTACAAAGACCGACGCAAGGGCGCTTTTGAACGTAAATAAAATGGCTACAATCAGCGATATTGTAGCACCGAGCAATGAGTACATTTACGCCAGCGGAGCAAATGAACTGACCGTAGTAGAGGGCTGCGTAATTGCCGTGGGTGGTGCTGGAATTTTCAAGACAGCAAATACCATTCTTACGGCTGCTAATCTGGACGCAGGCAGCGCTTTTGCGGTAGGTAAAGACTATTACGTATATATCTGCGACAGCAGAATTGACAGCGCAGACGAGAAATACGTAATTTCCCTTAACTCTACATACCCGACAGGCTGGAACGCTACAAACAGCCGTAAAATCGGCGGCTTTCATTATGGACGCTGCCGCAAGGTGGACAGCAATTTACAGCCGCTTAATGGCAGCAGTGTTATTTTTGGCACAGGCTGGGAAAGTGCAGTAAGCAACGGCATTGTACCACGTTCTGTATGGACACTGGGACACCGCCCGAAATGCAGCCCAGAGGGTATGGTATATTTAGGCGGTGGCACATGGGTAGATATTTACCTTAATTCTGACGACGGAGCAAAGGGCTTGAAATCAGAGTACGGCTGCGCACCTATGACGGGTACAGAAAGCATGAACTGGTACAACTTTGTAGAGCGTCTGGCAAAGAGCGGTAAGCGTCTGCCGAACTATGCGGAATTTTGCGCTTATGCTTTTGGCAGCCCTGCCGGACTGGATAACGCAAATACAAACGCATGGAGCGCCACCAGCAACACAGGTAGGGGCGTAACAGGCAGTGTGGTAAATGCCGTTTCTTCCGTGGGCGTTGTAGATGCCGTGGGGCGTGTCTGGGAGTGGCTGGACGAGCTTATTACAAGAGCGGAACACGCCACAAATGCAGACTACCACGCAAGCGTAGCGTGGGGCTGGGACAAGAAAAGCCCATTGAACACAGGCGAGAAGTCTTACGACGTTGGTAACATTTACCAGTATTACGCATATTCTCTGGCGGCGCTGGTAGCGGGCGGCAACTGGTACGATGGGGCGAGTTGCGGCGCTCGTGCCGTGGCTTGCAGCTATTACCCGTGGTATGTCGGTACGGACGTTGGCGCTCGTGGGGCGTGTGACTCTCTGTAGACGGCGGGCGAAAGCCCAGCCGGATAAACGGGGGTAAGGCATGGACATACAGACAAAAACAGATATTATACACCAGAAAATATACGATTTTCTGCTATATATTTACCCTCTGCTTACGAAGTACCCAAAGTATGAGAAATTCAGTTTACAGACGGCGACCAGAAACGCAATTCTTGAAATGCTGCAAGAGGTTATAAAGTGGGATAAGACGGCAACGAAAAGCCATTTATACACGGTGGATACGGCATTGCAGGAAAGTAAAGAATTGCTGCGGCTGGCGCATGATTTGAAATATAGCGCCATGAACGCACGGCACTACGGCGAGAGCTGCCGCAAGCTGAAAGAAATAGGCGTTATGCTGGGCGAACTGATAGAAGAGGTAAAGACCAGAAAATAGCAGGATATGGGGCAGCTGCTTACTTACAGCCTCTGGCGGCGCTGATGGCGGGCGGCAACTGCAACAGTGGGGCGAGTTGCGGCGCTCGTGCCGTGTATTGCAACAATTACCCGTGGAATGTCTATACGGTCATTGGCGCTCGTGGGGCGTGTGACTTAGTGAGAACATTACAGGCACAGAGTTCTACGGAATACTGGCAAGGACTTAGAAAGGGATAAGACCGAGTGTTTAATATCCTATAGTCAGAGCGGCTGTCCCGCCGTGAGGCAAAGAGAAAAAATACGGCTGCTGGTTAGTAGCTACGGCGAAAGGCAGGAGCTTAATACTTGAAGAGAGTAGGATACATTACCGATAAGGACGGGCGGCGCATTACGCTTTTAGAGGCTATGGGCGACTATGGAAACGTACAGAAAGCCTATAACAAAGCCAGAAAGTGTAAACGCCACAGAAAAGACGTACTGATTTTTACGAAAGACAAAGAGGAAAACTTAGACAAGGTGCGGGAAGATATTCTAAACCTTGCCTATGAGCCGAGCGAATACCATTACTTTAAGGTGTACGAACCGAAAGAGCGGCAGATAATGGCGCTGCCGTTCTATGACAGGGTGGTACAGCACGCCATAAACAACGTGTTAGAGCCTATATTTGATAAGAGGTTTATATCGCAGTCTTACGCCTGCCGGAAAGGTAAAGGTATGCACGCTGCGTCTGATACGCTAAAAGAGTGGCTGTATGAGTGGAACAAATACCACCCAGACCAGCCGCTTTATGCTATCAAGGCAGATATACACCACTATTTCCAGAGCATAGACCATGCGGTATTAAAAACTGAAATACGTAAGGTTATAAAAGACGCTGGGGTACTGGCATTGCTGGACAGGATAATAGACCACAACGGCAATATGCCGGACGGCGTAGGGATACCAGTAGGAAACCTTACCAGTCAGTTATTTGCAAATATCTATCTGGACGCATTAGACCAGTTTATTAAGCATGAGCTGGGCGTAGAGGCGTACATACGATATATGGACGACTTTGTAATATTAAGCCCAGACAAGGAACAGCTGCGCAGCTGGATTGCACGGATAGAGCAATTCTTACGGGAAGAGCTTAAGTTAGAGTTTAACCCGAAAACTACCATACTGGCAGCAAAGAACGGTATAGACTTTGTAGGCTACAAACACAGGGCAACGCACAGGAAAGTACGAAAGGACAGCATAAAGCGCATAAAGCGTACTATCAAGAAGTGCGAGAGCGGGAAAATCACAAAAGAGCAGTTACAAAAGAGTATACAGAGCTGGACGGGACACGCAGGACATGCCGACAGCTATAACCTACGAAAGAAAATAGAAACGCTGGCAGAGGCAGCCATAGAAAAGGCTGCTTAAGCGGCAAAATGCAGGAGCGAGTACATGAGTAGCAATTTATTAAGGGTAGTACAAGAACAACAGGAAACCATAGAAAAGCAAAGCAGGCTTATTGCTGATTTAATAGCCACTCTGGAAAGCTGGGAGCAGACAGCAGGCTACGACGGCGCAGAGCTGAAAGAGCGGGCAAAAGATTTGCAATTAAGAGAAAGGCAGGATTTATGAACATGACTATTACAGAATTTATTGAGGCGGCGGCACATAACAAAATTATCCAGCTGGTAGTATTGGCGATTGTGTGCGACACGGTTTTTGGCGTGCTGCGTGCAATCAAAGAGAAGAAATTTAACAGCTGCGCAGGCATTGACGGAGCTATCAGAAAAGTAGGTATGCTTATTTCTCTGGTATTCATGCTGGCAATCGACGTACTGATTAAGATTAACTTAATCGGATTTATACCGGAGCAGGCACGTACATATTTAGGGCTTGATACCGTGGGCGTGGCTGAATTTTTCGCATTGCTTTACATTGCCTATGAGGTAGTGAGTATTTTTAAGAATATGGCATTATGCGGGTTGCCCGTAAAAAAGGTATGGGAAAAGGTGCGGGAGTTTCTGGCAAAGTATACGGACGAGTTGCCGGACACAGACGAACTGGACGGGGACAGCACCACAGGCAGCGTAGAGGAACACAGAACACAGGAAAGATAAGAATAATAAGGATATAGCAGCAAAGAGCGCTTGCGGGACACCGCAGGCGCTTATTTTGTATGCGGAAAGGCAGGAAATATGAACATTAACAGAAAGATAAGTAAGTACAATTTCAATAAGGGCAGCGTTTCCAGAATTAAGTATATTGTTATCCATTATGTAGGCGCACTGGGTGGCGCAGAGGACAACTGCCGATATTATGGCGGCGGCAATAGAAATGCGTCGGCGCATTACTTTGTAGGATTTAACGGCGAGGTATGGCAGTGTGTAGAGGACGCTAATATAGCGTGGCATTGCGGAGCGTCGAGCTATAAGCACGCAGAGTGCCGAAACGCTAATAGTATCGGTATTGAAATGTGCGTAAGGAAGAAAAACACAAAGAGCATGGGCGCAACAGATAAAGATTGGTATTTTGAGGACGCAACAGTAGAGGCAGCGGCAGAGCTTACCCGTTACCTTATGAATAAATACGGCGTGCCTGCATCTCATGTAATCAGACATTACGACGTAACGGGCAAGATTTGCCCTAACCCGTATGTATATAACACCAGCGCCCACACATGGGACGAGTTTAAGCGTAAAATCAGCGGACAGGCAGAAACACCGCAGGGCGGCAATGAAAAAACAATCTGGAATTTTCTTACAGGAAAGGGCTTAAATGCTTATGCCGTGGCTGGTATTATGGGTAATCTGCATGCTGAAAGCGGGCTTATGCCGAACAACTTACAGAACACCTATAACAATAAGCTGGGTAAGACGGACGCAGAATATACAGCAGCGGTGGATAATGGCAGCTATGGCAATTTTGTAAAGGACAGTGCAGGCTATGGGCTGGCGCAGTGGACGTATTGGAGCAGAAAGCAGGCGTTGCTTAATCATGCAAAAAAGGCGGGCGTATCCATTGCAGACCTTAATATGCAGCTGGGCTTTTTATGGGAAGAATTGCAGGGCTACACGGCAGTAATGGACGCACTGAAAAAGGCAGGCAGCGTGCGTGCTGCATCTGATGCCGTTCTTACTGGATATGAAAAGCCAGCAGACCAGAGCGAAACGGTAAAGAAAAAGCGTGCAGAGTACGGCGAGGGTTATTATAAAAAGTATGCAGCGGGAAACGGTACAAAGTATTACAGAGTGCGCAAGAGCTGGACGGACGCAGCAAGCCAGCTGGGGGCGTTTACGTCGCTGGAAAATGCAAAGAGCGCTTGCAAGGCGGGCTATACCGTATATGATGATAACGGCAAGGCGGTATATGCCGCAGCGGGGCAGCAGGCAAGCGCAGGCGTTCCGTTTAGCGTACAGGTAGATATTTTAGACCTTAATATCAGAACGGGAGCAGGCACAAACTATGCAAAAACAGGAGAAACCACAGGAAAGGGAGTATTTACCATTGTGGAAGTGAAAGCCGGACAGGGCGCAAGTGCTGGCTGGGGACGCTTGAAGAGTGGCGCAGGCTGGATTAGCTTAGATTATGCCACAAGATTAGCTTAAGTTTTCGAGGGTGGGCGGTTCGCTGTCTGCCCTCTATTTTTTTGCAATTTTATAGGATTTTCTGCATAAAAGCGTTGACAAGTTACCCAAATGGGTATATAATTAAATTATGGAAAGGAGATAAGAACAAATAAGAGGCAAAGCCACTGGAAAGGAGAAACGGCACAATGGGTAAGAAAAAGAAACAAAAGAAAAAGCCTATCAAATGGCGAGACTTGGCAATCAACGCATTGATAGACTTAATCATAGGAATTATACTTATCATAATTGGTAAGTACATAGGTTAGGGCGAAAGCCCTAACCAACAGGCGGGCGATAAGCCCGCCGCCTATAAAAAATATAACACAAACCCACAGCCGAGTAAAGAGTATGCTTTTGAAATTAGGAGTATTTTTAGTAGCAGTAGGACTTGTAAAGCTGCTTATTGCTTTCATTTTGAGAGCGAAAGAAAAGAGAGGTAAGGCATGAATTTAGGCGAAAACATAAGGAAAGCACGAAAAGCGGCAGGCGTGACGCAAAAGGAACTTGCAGAGCGCCTGCAAGTTTACCCGAAAGATATAAGCCGTTGGGAAAACGGAGAAAGAACGCCGAGCGTGCCAGCGTTTGCGAAAATTTGCAGAGAGCTTAACGCCTCTGCTGATGAAATTTTAGAATTGAAGTAGATACGAAAGCGAGGGCTTACTATGACAAAGAAAAAGGTAATTTTATTGGTAGTGGCTGCATTATTTGCAGTAAGCGGTTTAACGGCGCTGCCGTCTGGAAATATAACAGGCGGGGTGGGCTGCATTGTGGTTGCGGCAGTATGCGCCTATTTTGGACTGAAAAAGAAAAGCGCAGGAAAAGAGAACGGAAACAGAACGCCAGCGCCTGCCGCTGCATCTGGTGGCAGAATTTTAGATACAATCAGAACGAAAGTAGTAGGCGTGACGTTCAATAATGAGGACGGAGAAAACAGGCAGGATATTTTAAGCAGAATGTCCGGCAGTGAAGATATTACAGTAGAAAAGTATACATACAACGGAGAGCCTGCCGCATACGTAAAGTGGGGCGATAAGGTAATAGGCAATCTATCGGCAGAGCTGGCTGGGGACTTAGCGAGAAAGTACCCGAAAGCCCGCTACACCGCAGAAATACTGGAAATTTCTGGGGGGGGGGTACAGACGTTCGGGTGCAATATAGAGCTTGACGTAATCGAGGACACAACGCCCAGCGTAAGCCAGCATACGGGAGAAACTACGGTATATGTAGACCGTAGCAACAAAAAATACCATAGTAAGCCTAACTGTTCGGGAATGAAAAACCCAAAGAGCATACCGCTAAGCCAAGCAAAGAAGAAATACACCGCTTGTAAAAAGTGTTGTAAATAGGTAAAGGCATAAGCCGCAGACTTGTAAAAGAGTTTGCGGCTTTTCGTCGTATATGGGGAAAGAACAGGAACGAAAGAGAGGTAGCAGAAATGGCGAATAAGAAAGGCAGCCGACAGCTGACATGGACAGACCGTATAAGCCTTGAGGCGTTGAAAAAAGCGGGGCATAGCGTGATAGAGATAGCAGAGCAGCTGGGCGTACACCGCAGCACTATATATAATGAGCTTAAGAGAGGGCAGTATATGCACCGAAACAGCGACTATACGGAAGAACTGCGCTATAGTCCAGATATTGCACAGGAAAAGGCAGAGGAAAATTTAAAGGCGAGAGGCACACAGCTTAAAATAGGGAATGATATTGCATACGCAAATTACATAGAGGATAAAATAGTAAATGAAGATTACAGCCCAGCGGCGGTACTGGGAGAGCTGAAAGCGCAGGGAAAAGAGGGGGACTTTTCCGTAACGGTATGCGTAACGACTTTATACAGCTACATTGATAAGGGCATTTTCCTTAAGCTGTCTAACAAGGATTTGCCAGTAAAGAAGAATAAAAAGCGGAAATATAAGAAAGTGCAGCGGCAGCAGTCAAGGGCAGCAGCAGGCGAGAGTATAGAGAAACGCCCGAAAGAGATAGATACACGGGAAGAGTTCGGCAACTGGGAAATGGACAGCGTTTTAGGCAAGCGGGGAAAGTCAAAAAATACGCTGCTGGTGCTGACAGAGCGGAAAACCAGAAACGAGATTATATTTAAGCTGCCAGACCATACAGACGAGGCAGTAGTAGCGGCGCTGGATAGATTAGAAAGGAAATGGGGCGCTGATATGTTTAAGCGGGTATTTAAGACAATCACGGTAGACAATGGCAGCGAGTTTGCAGACGCAGAGGGCTTACAGCGTTCTATTATCAACGAGGGAGAAAAGCGGACAAAGGTATATTACTGCCACCCGTACAGCAGTTGGGAGCGTGGCACGAATGAGGTAACAAATAAGATGATACGCCGGAAGATACCGAAAGGCACAAATTTTGACGACAGGACAGAGGAAGAGGTAGAGAGTATAGAGAACTGGATAAACGGATACCCACGCAAAATACATGGCTATCATTCAGCAGGGGAATTATTCAAGGAAGAGGTAAAGCAGCTTGCATAACAACGGATACAGGGAGCGTGAGAGGCTGGCAGCAGTGGCAGCCTTACTACTGCGTTGCCTAAAAGTGAAAATATACAATAAAACAGGCTGCGTATTGTGCAAAATGGCAAAACGATAAAAACATGAAAAAATGTCGATTTTAATGTTGACATTTTTAATAAGGATCTGGATTTAGAAGATTAGTGTGTCAGTCTTATAAGAGAATAATATCGGAAGGAAAATAGATTAGAAAGAGGAAAGCAGATGAAGAGGTTCATACCCCCATCGGTGCCTTTCACAGAAAAGTGGAGTATAGAAATGAAAAAAGTATTAAGTGTGGTAAGTTTGATTATGGGAATTGTACCGTTTTCCCTGTTATTTATCTGGAAACAGGAGTTTATGAGACAATCTCCGGTAAATTATATTGTTATTGGAGGCGTTGTTATTGTGATTGGCGCAGGTTTTGTAATAGCCCTCTATCAATTTAAAAGCAGACATTTCCGAGATCTGGTTACAAAGATGGCACTGATATTGAATTCCCTGTTTTTGGCAACGGTAGTAATAGTAGGGGCTGTCTCTTATACACATCTCCGAGCCCACGAGACAAGAGGCAATCTCG